CGGCCTATCACCTCTGCCGCAATCCCGAACACGAAGTCATTTTGACGACGTACAGCGCGGACCTTTCTGAGTACATGTCGCGCTCCGCGCGAAAGTGCTTTGAGGAAGTCGGTCCGAAGTACGGCCTGCGGCTTTCGCTCGATCAAAATCAAGTTGGCGCGTGGGGTCTTGAAGACCACAAGGGCGCGCTGTTCGCAATCGGTCTCGGTGGCACTATCACCGGGCGCGGCGCGAACGTTCTGCTCATCGACGACTACTGCAAAAACCGCGCGGAAGCGGAAAGTGAAACGATCCGAAATTCGGTGTGGGATTCATTCCGCTCCGATCTGATGACACGCCTCGCCCCGGCACACGCCGTTGTGATTCTCGCAACACGCTGGCACGAAGACGATCTGGTCGGGCGCATCCAGAAGGAAATGGAAAGCGATCCGAAATTTCCGCGCTTTGAAGTTCTCAATTTTCCCGCGCAGGACGAGGCGACCGGCGAATATCTTTTCCCGGAGCGTTTCCCGGCCGAGTGGTACGAAGCACAAAAAGCCGCTGTCGGTTCCTACGCGTGGGCAACGCTGTATCAGGGCAACCCACAACCGCGAACCGGACGGCTGCTGCGCGCTGACCTCGTGAAATTTGTGCGACTCGCAGAAGTGCCGCAACTGAAACTCGTCCGTGGTTGGGATTTGGCGAGCTCGGAAAAAGAGCGCATTTCCGACAACCCAGATTTCACGGTTGGCACGAAAGTAGGATTCGACGGCACGCGGCTATGGATCGTCGACGTGGTGCGCGGTCAATGGTCCGCGCCAAAGCGCGACAGCGTTATGCAGGAGACCGCGCGGAAAGACGGTAGGAACGTTGAAGTCAGAATCGAAATCGTCGCCGGCTACAAGGACACATTCACGCGGGCGAAGGCGGCGCTCGCTGGCGAGGCATTTGTTCGCGGGGTCACTCCTCACGGCGACAAGGTCGCGCGCGCTTCCATACTCGAACCAATTTTTGAGGCCGGCAACGTGATGGTTGTTATTGCCGGCTGGAATTCGGCATGGGTTGCTGAGCTCCTCGGTTTTCCAAAGGGGAAGAAAGACGATCAAGTAGACAGTTGCGTTGTTGCGTCGGGCGAACTCATCGACTCACGGCGGCGCATGAAGATTTCGTTCTGAGGAGAAAGCAATGTCACCGGAATCGATCAAAGCGGCGAAAGTAAAGCGCACGCAGGAATGGTGGAAGAACCGCCAGAAGCTCGCGGCCAAGAGCGATCCTGATCCGACCGCAACCGGCGGATGGGATTTGTTGCAGGGCTCGCCGGAGTGGACGCGCGCAAATGAAATCTGGCAGCAAAAGCACGCTCGCGAACTTGAACAAGAATACGAAAAGGCCGTCATTGTTTACGCCTGCGTGAAACGCATCTGCATTGCGGCGCAGGAAGCGCCGCTGCGCTACGGCGAGAAGACCGACGACGGATGGGAGAATCTCGACGGCGATGCGCTGCAAAGTTTGTTGAGCTCTCCGAACAGTCAGATGTCCGATGCCGAATTTGAATGGCATCTGATTTCACACCTTCTGCTGACGGGAGAAACTTACATTTGGAAATGGCGCGACGGCCTCAATCAAGTCGCTGAAATGTGGCCGATTCCCACGTCTTGGGTAACGAAGGTGCTCGATCAGGCCGGCCGGCTCATCGGCTTCAGCGTGTGGCAGGGCGCGGACCGTCAGAAGTTCGTGGCGAAGAAAGACATGATCCGAATTATTCTACCGCAACCGGCGAGCATGACCTCCGGGTTAGGACCGCTGCAGGCCGCCGGCCGCGACGTTCAGACCGACGAGGCGCGCGGCGACTACATTGTCGAGATGCTGGAAAATGCGCGCACGCCCGGAATGATTCTGACGCAGCCGGCCGGCTGGTCGCCAGAACAGAAAGACGAAATCCGCGCCATGATTATGAACGGGCTTGGTCGCGGCCGGCGCGGCCGCCCGCTGTTCATGGAAGGCGACGGCGCAAAACTCGAACAGACCGCGCCGCTGAAAGACCTCGACTGGCCGGGAATGTCGGCGTTGAGCGAGACGAGAATTTGCGCCGCGTTCGGAGTCCCGCCGATCATCATCGGACTTCGCTCCGGGTTAGAGAGCGCGACATATTCAAACTTCGCGCAGGCGATGATCGCGTTCATGCAGGGCACGATGGTGCCGTTGTGGAACTGGCTCGACAACGGATTGACGCGCGGCTTACTGCGCGACGAAGGAGTCATGGACGAGCGCAAGCAAATCTATCACGACACGAGCGGCGTGCGCGCGCTACAGGACGACGAGGACAAGATCTCGGACCGCGCAATCAAGATGTTCGCCGCCGGCCTCATCACACGCAACCGTGCGCGCGAGCTCTCCGGCGAGGAAAAGCTCGACGGCCCGAAGGGCGATGTACTCGTCATGCCGATGAACCAGATGGAAATTCCGGCTGACGGAAAAATCGAAAATGAAGTTCCGCCGAAGGACACGGGAGCGGCGGCGCAACTCGAACAGGGTAGCTAATGCGAAATCAACGTCGCGCTCAACACGCGGCGCTCGCGCGCCGACGCGCCATGTTCGCGGACCGATTCTATCCGCGCCTCAAAGCAACACTGATGGTAGTGCTGCGCACGCACGTCCGTGAATTCTCGAACACTTCCAGCGGCAAGCCCACGGTTGAAACAATTCGCCGATGGTCGCGCGATCTCGTGGCCGCGAAACGCGCGCCGCTTCTCGCCATGATCCGCCACGGATGGGAATTGGTCGACGACGAATTCGGCCGGCCGGCGGGGAAGACAGCATCGCGCTTGCTGTTTGAAGGCAAAGCGGCCGTGGAGGCCGGCGCAGATTTTTTAACGAAAGCTGATTTCTCGCGTGTTGAAAAATGGATCCAAACGACGAGCAACGGCGAGGCACAGACTTCAGCGGTTCGCCTTGAAAATATATTCAAAAACGCGGCGGCCTCACGCGGCGAGGACGGAAACACCGGAGTAACTCCGCGACAAATCGCGCAGCAAATTATCGAAGCCGGGCTCGCGCAGACAGAGGCCCGCGCGCAAATGCTCGCGCATACCGGCGCGATCTGGTCATATAACGAGGGCGCGCTGCAGCGTTACGAATCCGAAGGCGTTGAGGTTGTCGAATGGCTCACGGCCGACGACGATCTGCGCTGCCCGTTCTGCGCTGAAATGAATGGCAAGCGCGTCGGCACACGCGAGCCGTTCTTTCGCGCCGGCGACAAATTCAGCATCGACGAGAAGACGATGAAGGTTCCGACCGGAGATCGCGGATTCACAATCGAGCATCCGCCGTTGCATCCGAATTGCCGCTGCACGCTGATTCCCGTGCTTGGAGAGGATTTGGATTGAGGAAGGCTCCACGCCGCTGTAGAATTTGCAGATTAAATAGGGGGGGTGAATTATGAAATGTGCCGTATTGCTCACGCTCGTGTTGTCTCAAACCTTATTCGCGCAGGGGGAGCCCACAGCGAAGCCGAAGACAGTAGAAGTAAAGACGATAGTCGAGGTAACGCGCGGGTATCCCATAAAAGGAACAGCGGCACAAATTGGTGCTTACACGCAGGAAAAATTAACCTCTCTTCGGGGACGAGTTTTAAGGGGCGAGGCAATTGTCGAAAGCGTAGCATCATCACAACACAAGGACGGCACTTCGTATCAAGTCTTTGCGCGCATTGATGACGAAAAAACGAAGTCGACCATCCAGTTTGAAATCGCAACAGATTCCGCGAAGGCAGTTTCTTACAGCAAAGGTAGTAGTACAAAGTTCGAGGGCGAAATTACAGACACTTCAATCTCAGGCACGATAAATCCACAGTCACGAATTGTGGTCAAAAACGCCAAGTTGAAATAGTAGCCTCGCTAAAGAAGAAAGTAACCACCGGGCCACGCGCCCGGTTTTTTTACGCCCTTACGTATCTATCACCGTGGAAGCTCGTCAATGCGGAGGGATGGCATGGCTGTAAAAACTGTTGTCATTGATCGCTACGCGCGGCGGGAGCTCACGACTCCAGACGCAAAGCTTGTCGCCAAAGCCCAAGAGAGCGAGAAGTCCGATGCCGGCTGGCTGGAAGGCTACGCCGCGACGTGGGACAATATCGATCTCTCCGGGCAGGTGATGGTCAAAGGTTGCTTTGCGCGTTCGATCAAGGAGGCGGTTGCAGCGGGCAAAATCAAACTGATGTCTCGGCACTTCAAAGAGGGTGGCGATGCATTCGAGTGCATCGGCACCATCACGGAGGCCAAGGAAGACGATGTCGGATTGTGGATTCGCGCTGAGTTTGCCGGCACTGCCGACGCCCAGTCGATCCGCACGAAGGTTGTCGAAGGACACGTGAAAGGTCTCAGCGTCGGATTCATGCCGCTACGCTACGAGATTCGCAACACGGAGTCTGAAGACGGCAGCGTTCGCGACGTGGTCGCGCATCTGGAGAGCAAGCTCGTTGAAGTCACGACGACGGTAAAGCCGGTCAACGACATGGCCGAAATCGTCGCTGCGAAATCCATTCCCGCCGCCGCCCACGGATCAGTTGCCCAGACCATCGGCAAAAGCATTTCCGCCAGCAGCGCAGTCGCGCCCGCCGGCAAGACGCAGTCGCCGCCCGATCTGCCTCGCATCCGCCGCGACATCGCATTGAAGCGAGCACGTCTGTCACTTCTGGACACAGAGGTTTAACCCACAACAAATCCAAGGAGCAACTCTCATGTTGGACCTGAAGAAAATTAAAGCCGCGATGGAAGCGCTGCTCGCCGAAATCGAGGCAGCGTCCGGCGACATGGAAAAGGAAGGCGCGACGGAAGAAGCGAAATCCGCCGCGAAGAAAATCTACGAAGCCAAGAGCCTCGAATATTCGAAGTTCGAAGCGCAGATCGAAGAGGCGAAGAAACACAACGCCCGCAAAAACAAGCTCAACGAGATCACGAATCTGTCGGAAGTCGTGATTGAGGGAAAGTCGATTCCGGCCGGCGCCATCGCTGCCACGGTTCCCGCAAACCCGAAGGACAATGGCGCCGACGAGCGCGTTCTGGAAGGCCACTTCGCCGACTGGTTCTGCGGAAAGTCGATGCCGGAAAAAGCGTTCGACGCGCTGAAGCCGACTCCGGGTTTTAAGACCGCGAGCGAAGCCGAAGCCGGTCACGCTGTTCGCATCCCCGCCCGCTTGGTCCGGCTCGTGATGCCAGAAGCGCAGACGGTCGGAAAGGCGTTGCCTTTGACGAGCTCGCAGGCTTCGCCCGCGAACACGTTTCAGGCAGACTTCCGCGCCGATCTGTTGCAGTATCCCGGCGAAGCACCGGCGATCTTCCCGCGCGCCTTCAAAATTCCGACGCGCACGGGTCAGGTCAAGTGGCCGGCGCTGGATCAGGACGCTCCTGGCGCTGAAGGCGGCGCTTCCGAGTTCGCTGAATACGGCCACGTCGCCTGCGCGTGGACGGCCGAAGGCGCGCAGAAGCCCGGCACTGAACCAAAGTTCGTTCAGCGCGATCTGAAGGCGCACGAACTGTCCGCCAAGACGGAGTTGTCCCGGACCCTGATGAATCGCTCCGCGATCAACATCGAAGGGTTGCTGCCGGGCCTGTTCCGTGGCTCGCTGCTCCACAAGATCGACCTCGCGCTGATCAGCGGCGACGGCAACGGCAAGCCGGAAGGCGTGCTGACGGCCGCCGGCGTCGGAGCTCCGGCCCGCACCACGGCCGCGCAGGTGAAATACGACGACTTCGTCAACCTCGAACACGCCATCGCTCCGCAGTTGCGATCCGGCGCGGCGTGGGTTGTCGCGGACGGCGCGCTCAAGTTCGTGAAGTTGCTGAAGGACGGGCAGAATCGCCCGCTGTTCGTTCCTCTGACTGCGGGCGCTGGCCAGCAGGCGGCACTGGGAACGATTCTCGGTTATCCGGTGATTCCGACGCAGCGCACGACTCTCGGCGCGGCCGGCGACGTGATCTTCGGAAACTGGGAGCACTACGTTTGTCCCGTCGAACAGGAAATCGTGCTGCTGCGCTCGGAGCACGAGAAGATGTCCAGCGGCGTAGTGGTCTTCGTGGTCTTCATGCTCGTCGGTGGAAAGGTTGTGCAGGCCCGCGCGTTCTCCAAACTGCCGGCGTAGTTGCAAACTGACTGAAAAGTGAACGGGGGCCTCGATGTCGAGGCTCCCGATTTAAAATCTCAATCGCGAAAGGATGGACACTGTGGGAAAGCTCAACAAAAACTTCGCAGTGATGCTGCTGGCAATCGCCTGCGCTCTCTGCTGCATTTCGCGTGCTGAAAGCACGCAGAGTTTCAAAGCCGGCGGAACGCTGACCGCGTCTCTCCGGGTTAAACTGTCGGCCGCGAACACGGTCGATACCGCCGGCGTGGCGGACGAGGATATTGGAGTAGCGCTCGCAGGCGCCGCTGCGAACGAACAGGTTGCGGTCCTGATGTCCGCAGACGGCGAGGTCGCAAACTACAAAGCCTCCGCCGCCATCACTGCCGGAGCGGACGTATATCCTGCGGCCTCGGGCAAAGTGAGTGCAACCGTTGCAGGAAAACGAATCGGCAAGGCAGTCA